GTTCTGAGAAGATGATTCAATTGGGTTGCCGGATAAATTTGCTGGTGTGCCAGAACACGAAGATTGACGACTGGAAAGAGCATTTTGAAAAGTACTACAGTCACATTGTATTTGTTTTGAGGAATCAAAAAGAGCAAAAGATGTTTTTAGCAGCAAATAAGTCACAAGGTTATAAGTGCATTGGCATTGTGAATTATGAGTTGGCTTGGAGGAGAAAAGAGCTACTGGATTTGAAAGATTTTACGTTGATGCTGGATGAAAGCTCTCTGATACAGAGCAGCAAAGCAAAGCAGACTAAATTTATTATGAAGCTGAATCCAAAGAACGTAATACTGCTGAGTGGTACACCTACAAGTGGTAAATACGAAAACCTTTGGACACAAATGAGCTTGCTGGGTTACAACATCAGTGAAGACTTGTATTTGAAGCAGTATGTGAACTTTAAGACAGTACGATTCGGTGGAATGATACGAAAAACCATCGACAAAGATAATCCTTATAAGAACGTGGAGCGTTTGAAATCTAAGTTGCGGCAGCATGGATGCGTTTTTATGAAAACGGAAGAGTGCTTTGACTTACCGGAACAGAACTTTATTGCAGTGCATGTTCCTAAATCAAAGGATTATGTGAAGTTTATCACAGACGATTATGTGCAGCTGGCAGATGGTACAGAACTCATTGGAGATACAAGCCTAACAAAGAGATTGCGAGCAAGGCAACTCTGTGGACAATACAGTGAAGCCAAATTGCAAGCCTTTGTGGATTTGCTGGAATCTACACAAGACCGGTTGATAGTATTCTACAACTTTAATGATGAAATGTACCAGCTGGAGCAGATTTGTAAGGACTTGGGCAGGACAGTTGGAGTTATCAACGGAGAGCGCAAAGATAAAGAGTTGTTTGATAAGCATTCTGATTGCGTTTTACTTTGCCAGTACCAAGCTGCTTCTATGGGATTGAATTTACAAGCTGCAAACAAGATTATTTATTATACAGTACCAGAACGTAGTGAATTATTTGAACAGTCCAAAAAGCGTATCCACAGAATAGGTCAGCAGAACAAATGCTTCTATTATGTAATGATGTGTAAGGGTTCTATAGAGGAAAAAATCTATGACCGGTTGCAGCAACTTAGGGATTATACGGATGATTTATTTAAGGAGGACTTTGGAGATGAATGATGATTGGGAACTCGATGATATGCCAGTAATGATATTGCGAAAGTTATATGAAGAGGACAGAATTGCAACTGAAGTTAGAGCTGGACATTTGGTTGGTTTTATTTTTGAGGAGGATGTATGAATAAAGATTTGACATCTGAATTATGCGATGTGCTGATACAGAAAAAGCAGTTGGAGGAAAGAGAAAAAAACCTAAAGGCTTTAATTATGGCAGATATGGAATCCTGCAATGAAGCTAAGTATGAGGATGATTGTTTGAAAATTGCTTATGTTCCGGCAAGTGAATCTATGACATTTGATAGCAAGCAGTTCCAAAAAGAGAATCCGGAAGCATACAAATTGTTTTTGAAGCCTACGAAGAAAGCAGCTTATTTGAGAGTGAGTGTGATTTAATGGCAACTGAGAAGAATTTTGAAAACAGAATCAAAGCGTTTTTGAGTGGTAGAGGTGCGTGGTTTCTGAAATATTGGGGCGGTGGGCAGTACACAAAATCCGGTATCCCAGATATTTTGGCATGCGTAAATGGTAAGTTTGTTGCTATTGAAGTGAAAGCACCGACCGGAAAGCCTAGTGAATTGCAGCTCTATAATTTGCGAACTATTGAGGAAGCCGGTGGATTTGCATTTCTATTGTATCCAAAGCAATGGGAAAACTTTAAGCACTTCATTGACTTACTCTATGGCGATTTTAGCGATGCTATACAAGCCAACGGCATGTACGACTCTATAAAAGGTTGGTGATGCTATGGGAAATAAGCTGAGAGATGTCTTTGAAATGCCACAGTTTACATTAACCGAGGAAACAAAAAGAATGCTAAAGGAGCTTAGCGGTTATAAGTGGAAATCCGATGGGACATTTGTATGGATGATAGACGATTTGGAGGAAGAGCCTAAAGAACCGGAGCAACCACAATGTAAATGTGAAATGACGAGATTTAGCCATAGCAGTACAGAACTCTTTGAACAGTGTCCTTTTAAGTTTAAATTCCGGTACATGGATAAACTGGAAGCTCTGTGGGATTGTGAAGCAACGAATCCTTTAAAGATAGGAACTGCTCTACACAACGGCATTGAAAAAGATGCAGCTAGTGCAATCAAGGAATACTTTATGGAATATCCGGTGATAAGCAACGAGCATATTACGGAATCTATAAAGCTGGAAACTATGATTAACAAGGTCAAAGCGTTACTGGCAGGAGAAAAGGTTATCTTTGAATATAAGCTAATGACAAAAGATTTTGTTGGATTCATAGACTTATTGCAGCTTGTGGAAGTGAAGAAAGACGGTACAAAAGTCTATGACATGTACGATTTTAAGTACTCCAATAATGTGGAGCATTATTTGAAATCACGGCAGCTACACGTATACAAAGAGATTTTTGAACAGTCCACCGGACACGTTATCAGAAACATTGGATTTATATTTATTCCAAAGAATCAATCTAAGCAGCGCAAGGATGAATCGTTGCAGCAGTTTAGGCGCAGAGTGCAGATGGAAGTAGACAAAGCAGAACCCTACATTGAGTATGTGAAATTCGATGCTGATAAAGTCTACGAGTACTATGAAATTGTTAATAAAATTCAGCACACTAGAACTTATGAGAAGAAGCCTAGCTACCTTTGTAAGTTCTGTGAAATAAAAGATTATTGTGAGAAAGGAGCAGATTACATGGTATTACCTAGTAACGAGCGAAGAGAAGTTGGCAAAGCCAAAAAGAGAAAGATTTGGATTTACGGTGCAGCATTCAGTGGAAAGACTACGATGCTTGACGATGCGCCAGATCCATTGAATCTCAACACCGATGGCAACATTGAGTTTGTAACGATGCCTTACATTGCAATTAAGGATATTGTTACCACAGAGGGCAGAATTACAAAGCGTAAGTTTGCTTGGCAAGTCTTTAAGGAGACAATTGAAGAGCTGGAAAAGAAGCAGAATGATTTTAAGACAATCATTGTGGACTTGCTGGAGGATACACGTGAAATGTGTAGAGTTTACAAGTATGACGAGCTTGGTATCCAGCATGAAAGTGATTCCGGTTTTGGTAAGGCATACGACATGGTTAAAACCGAATATCTGAGCGTAATGAGACGGTTCTTTAATCTGGACTACGAAAATCTGATTGTAATTAGCCATGAGGATATTTCTAAGGACATCACTAAGAAGAACGGTCAGAATATTACGAGAATTGCACCGAACATTCAAGATGCGCTTGCCAACAAGATTGCCGGTATGGTGGACATTGTGGCGAGAGTAGTTGTTGAGGATGATGGTAGTAGAACGCTGAACTTTAAATCTAACGAAGTTATTTTCGGTGGCGGCAGATTAAAGGGTGTTACTGAAACAACAATCCCATTGAGCTGGGATGCACTTATGGAGGTTTATGATAATGCTGCCGGAACTTCCGGTGGGAGTGCTACAAAGTCTGGAAGAGCTAGAAAAACTGTTAAGGAAGAACCAAGTGATGATGCTGCTACCACCGAGGTCGGGGAAGAGTCTAAGGTTGAGGAAACTCCTGCAGAACCAGTACCAGTAGAACCGGAGACACCAGCAGAAGAGCCAAAGCGTACACGGAGAGTGAGAAAGGAAAGAGAATAATATGTTGCAGGAAATCATTGAAATGTTAAAGGAAGCAGGAGTGGTTGACACTTTGCAGGAAGCACTTAATCTTAGCCACAAGTTTTTACCATCTAAGGATGAAGAAAAGACGCACATTGAAGCATCTAAGCACACTCTTAAAGAGTTTTTGAAGCGTAAGGGTAATGAGAAGATTCTTGACAAGTTTACTGAATTTGCATTAGAAAATGCACTTGAAACAATCGTCAAGGAAATGGATTTGAAACCGGATGAATCTTATGAACCGGACGAGATGGAAAAGATGCTGGTTGAATTGAGCAAGATTTTTGGAAAAATTTTAAAGTAGGAGGACAAATAAAATGAGTATTTTTGACAAGTGGAACAAGCAGATTGATGGAGAAGCATTAAAGCAGGACGTAAAGGAAGCTGCTGAAAACGGTGGCAGTTATGAGGAAGTGCCTTTTGGTACTTATGAGGTTAAGGTTGAGAAGATTGAACTGAAAGAATGTGGTTCTGAGAAGCATAAGGGTGAGCCGATGATTGCGATTTGGTTTAAGATTCTCAACGGACAGTATAAGAACAGTATGATTTTTATGAACCAGTTGCTTACTCAGGGATTCCAGATTCACATTGTAAATGAATTGCTGAGAAGCATGGACACCGGCATTGATGTTGAGTTCGATGGCAACTACGAACACTATAACAATACAATTCTGGACGTGTTCGAAGCGACCGGCAATCTGGAGTTTGTATTAAAGTACAGTGAATCCAAAAAGGGTTATCCGGTATTCAAAATTGAAGAGGTGTTTGAGGTCTAAAATTTTTTAGACTAAAAAGCAATTTAAAAATGACTAGGGGTTGTAGAAAGCAATCCCTAGTTGAATTTAGAAAGGAGATTTGTTATGAAAGAAATCACAAGAATTATCACTGCGCAGATTACAGAGATTGCACGAATTGAAGATGTGGAAGATATTCCTACTAAAGAAAGAAGTGCTGAGAAGTTGAGAGAGGTACTTGAGGATAATTTCGGTGGATTAGATGATGTTGTGATAACAGTGCAGGATTTTGAAATGGATGTGGAATAAATGCTTTTTTACGATTTCGAAGTATTCAAATACGATTGGCTGGTCGTAATACTGGACATGGATGCGCAGCAGGAGCATGTGATTGTGAATGCAGAAGAGCAGCTACGTGACTTCTACGAGCATCACAAGGATGATGTTTGGGTTGGCTTTAATAGCCGGAATTACGACCAGTACATTTTGAAGAGCATCTTGTTAGGGTTATCTCCGAAGCAGTGTAACGATTGGATTATCGTTAAAGACAAGCCGGGGTGGAAATTCTCCAGCGCATTCTATAATATCCCACTGAACAACTACGATGTTATGCAAGGTGTAGACAGAGGTTTGAAAGTCTTTGAGGGATTTATGGGCAACGATATTCGAGAGAGCAGCGTTCCCTTTGATATTGACCGGAAACTGACTACAGAAGAAATTGCAGAAACAATTAAGTACTGTAGACATGACGTGGAGCAGACGGTTGAGGTATTCATTGAGCGTAAGAGCGACTTTGATGCACAGATGGGCTTAATCAAAATGTTTAACTTACCGTTGAGCTATATATCCAAAACTAAAGTTGGCTTGTCTGCAACGATTCTGGAAGCAAAGAGAACTACTTACCACGATGAATTTGAAATCCATTTCCCAGAGACTTTACGGTTGTCAAAATACAAGAAAGTATTGGAGTGGTATCAGAACAGAGCTAACAGAGATTACGATAAGTCATTGCACATTGACATTGCTGGTGTACCACATGACTTTGCTTGGGGTGGTGTGCATGGTGCAAAGGAAAAGTACTATGGTGAGGGTTTATATCTGATGATGGACGTTGCTAGTCTGTATCCGATGCTTATGATTATCTATGGTTTGCTTTCTAGGAGCTGCAATCCTACGAAGTTTAAAGACATTGTAGATTTGCGATTGAAGTATAAAGCAGAGAAGAACCCTCTACAAGCTGCATTGAAAATTGTAATCAATGGAACGTATGGAGCAAGTAAGGATAAGAACAATCCTCTGTATGACCCATTGATGGCAAATAACGTTTGTGTGTTTGGGCAGTTATTATTGTTGGACTTAATAGAACACGTTGAGCCTTATTGTGAGCTTATTCAAAGTAATACTGACGGTATTTTAATAAAGATGCCGGCAGGATATGACGAGGACGAATGGTACTCATTGATAGACGATGTTGCCTACGAATGGGAAAAGCGTACCGGTCTGCAGCTGGAATTTGACGAGTACAGAAAGGTGTTCCAAAAGGATGTCAACAACTATGTGATTGTGACTGCTGACGGAAAAATGAAATCCAAAGGTGCTTACGTGAAGAAGCTCTCAAGGCTGGATTATGATTTAGCAATTGTCAACAAAGCTATGGTTGATTTTATGCTGCATGGTAAATCTGTAAGGCAGACAATTATGGAATGTGACGATTTGCGTGAGTTCCAGATGGTGAAGAAAATCTCTGGTAAATACAAATGCATCCTGCATGGTGTTAAGTACGTTCCAGTGAGAAGCGTTAAGACCGGTAAACTTACCAAAAGATTGCGCATGGATCTGAGCGATGCAACTGAATTGAAAGAAAAAACAATCAGAGTGTTTGCGAGCAAGAACCCAGATGGCGGTTTAGTAAAGCTGCATGCTACGACCGGAGCGTATGCCAAGATAGAAAATACACCAGAGAACTGCTTTATTTTTAATGCAGACGTTAATGGTTATCCAGTACCTAGCATGTTAGATAAGGAATGGTATGTGCAGCTTACCTACAAGAGATTGAGAGATTTTGGAGTAGTGTGATGAACGAACAATATTATGTGAAAAATTGCATGGATTGCGGTGGAAATACGACAGTTACAGACAGTAGAAATAAGAATGGTGCAATCTGGAGAAAAAGAAAATGTAATGAATGTGGTTATAGTTTTACTACAGTAGAGGTTGAAGAGTGCATGCTCGACAACTTTGATTTGATTGAGGAAATGAAAAATTTGCACAATCAGATTAGAGAATTAAAAGATAAGATAGCAAACATCAAGAAGATAGTGGAGGTGTGATTTATGGTTAAAACCACAATAGGATTTTTGAGAGTTGGAGAGTTCTTTTGCTTTGATGGAATCAAGTATAAAGTAGGGCATCTGATAAAAAACACAAATGGATATGTCGCTTGTATCGATGTGAACACCAAAAAAGTGAAAAGATTTTATATTGATACCACAGTAGAGATTGAGAAGAAATGGGAGACGGAGTAAATGCAGTTTATGATTGGTTTTTGGCTTTTATGCCTTGCAATTACTATATTATTTGTTTGGTTACTTGATAATACTTCTACTACAAAAGAAAAGATAAAATTTGTATGCGGTTTTATGACATTTATGACATTGGTGTTTGCTGCTGCATGGTTTATGTCGGGAAGCGAGGTGTGATTGATGAAAATAGTTGAAGTAAATCCGAGTGTCAAAACGCTTGTAGAAGCAAATGACGGTTACTGCCCATGTGCGGTACTGAGGACTGATGATTTCAAGTGTATGTGTAAAGAATTCAAGGAACAGACCGAAAGTGGTGTGTGCCATTGTGGAAGATTTTTAAAAGTAAAGGAGTAAAGGTATGACGATTGAAGAAGTTAAAGACGGTGTTGCCATTGTTTTGAATGAGGATGAAGTAAGAATTGCACATTCTCTAATTGCTGGAACTAAGTCGGAGAAAGTAGACCATCCAGCGCATTATCAAGGGAAATATGAATGCATTGACGAAATGGTTGCCATGTTTGGTGTGGAAGCAGTAAAGCACTTCTGCATGTGTAATGTTTATAAGTACCGGTACAGAGCAGCAGCTAAGAACGGTCAAGAGGATTTGGACAAAGCTGACTGGTACATGGGCAAGTTGATGGAACTGGAGGGCATGTTGGATGAAGAGATACAAGCCAACAAACTTGGGTTTAGTTGAATTTTTGCTCAAAGCAAAATCAATGGGTTTAACCTATTCACAACTACAAATACAAGAAACGTGGGATATGATAAGGAGAGCAGACAATGAGAGGAAACGAGTATCAGAAGTTAGCAGCAAGAACAATGAACAAAGACCTTAATGAAATTGCTACAGAGCTGCACGCTTTGTTTGGAATGGTTGGTGAGGTTGGAGAATTGCATAGTATTTATCAGAAGTACTATCAAGGGCATGCATTTGATAAGGAACATGCGAAAAAGGAGCTTGGCGATTTGCTCTGGTTTATTGCTGAGTATTGTACAGTAATGGGATGGACTCTCGAAGAGGTTATGGTTATGAATATTGACAAGCTGATAAGCAGATACCCAAAGGGTTTTGAAGCAGATAAGTCGCTGCATAGAGCAGAAGGAGATGTTTAAAATGGATTTGTACAAGGGATACGTGATTACGAAAAATAAAGAATCCATTGAACCGATAAAAGGTGTTAAAAAGTTTAAGTCCTTAGAACAAGTGCAGGATTTACCGGAATATGCCGGAGTACTCGCTGACGATGTGATTGTAATAGAC